TAGTTAGTTAAAAATTACAGCGCGCCTCGCGTGTATATCCTACGTTTTCGGGGATGTAATGTCCCCGAAGAGGATCTTTGCTCCTTTACTTTGATTAGCAGAAGCCCATAAAGGCTGAAGATTAGAGTGGTGAAAGCAAAGGACCTTTTGCAAGGGACATCTTAAATCAAATTTTGCACAGGGTATGATATGGTCTGCATGCCATCCATTATGAGTGTGGTTTTCCCAACTCATACCTTTTCTAAATTTTTTTTCCAAATGGTCTTTTAATTCTTCTGGAGTACAGTCTAAATATTCTATTGTTTTTTTATCTTTTTTAAGACTTTTTAAAGCTGCATTAATTCTATTCCTTTGATTGCAAATTAATTTAAAACAAGGATCGGTTCTATATTTTTGACTTCTCCATGCTGAAAAATATTTCAACCATCGTTTTCTATGTTCTTTATCTTTCATAATGATTTTTTTACGTAACGCATCACATTTTCTACATGTTCGATTGAAACCATATTTTGATTTCATTTTAGCGAAATATTTCCTTGATAAAGGTAGAATTTTTTTACATCTACTGCATAAATGTTTTCCTTCCTTATTTAACTGTATATTTTTTTGTTTTTTGTATATTTGAGTTCTAGAACAATCTCTACAAGCAGCCCTAAACCCTGTTTTACTTGTTATTTTTGTAGAACGTTCAGGATAAAAGTATTCTAAAGTCATGGGTTTAATTATTCTACATTTAATACATTTATGTTTCCCCTCTTTATGTAATTTTCTGTTTTCCCCATCTGTTGTTTTTGGTTTACCTTTCATATCCACGCTTTCAGTTCTTCACCCAAAACTTCAGAAGCTATATTAATTTTCTTTCTTAAAGCTTTAACAATCTTTTCATCGACCGTATCTTCAGCATTAATGTCCACATAGGTAACAGGTTTTTTCTGCCCGATACGATGAGCACGGTCCTCGGACTGTAATCGCTTTTCTAGGTCATATCCGTTAGAATAGTAAATAACGGTGTTTGCAGCCGTTAAAGTTATTCCATAGCCGCCCGTAGCAGGGGTTCCAACAAAAAACCGGCACTTAGGGTCACCTTGAAATCGGGTAATATTGTCTTGTCTTTCATCTTTAGGAGTTAACCCATAATAATCAACCACGGATCCCGGACCATAAACTGCTTCTATTTCTTTAATTATATTTTTAATATCATATTGATAATGCGCCCATATAATTGCTTTACCATCCATATCTTCTATTATGGATAACAATTCTTTTATTCTATTATTTTCAATAGATTGAATTTGACCATTGTCATCAGTAAAGTGACCACAAGTAATTTGATGTAATCTCATTAATTGAGTTAATGTATTAACAGTTGTGCTTTGTTTGCCATTAAGAATAGCTAAAGCTTCCTGCTTCATTTGGTCATACAATTTTCTTTGCTCTTTACTTAAAGTTATCTGACGTTTAATAAATATTTTATCGGGTAAATCTAGGCAATCTTCTTTTAATACACGATAAGAAAAATTTTTTAATTTATCAGATAATTCACCTAAGTTTTTAAAGCCATTAACAATCTGTATTTGTCTGCCATGCATGTGTAATGTTTTCATTTGAGCATATCTATTTCTAAACGAATAATATGACTGAAAGTCCAATAACCATGAACTTAAAAACTCACATTGAGAGAATAAATCTAATGGATTTTTAGTAACAGGAGAACCTGTCATTATTCTTCTATATTTAGTTTTTTCAGATAATTTAACAATATTTTTAGTTCTTTTAGCAGAAGGAGTTTTAATAGTAGTTGATTCATCAATAGCCATTAAAGTATTATGACAAGATAAGAATTTTTCAGCAAATTCAACTCCTTTAGTTGTACTAAAAGCTTCAACATTCATAATAAGAATATGTAAACTTTCACCTTGTTCAAATAGAGTATCTAAATCTTCTTGTTGTTTTTTTGTGATATTAGCTTGCCACAATACGGTCACATTTTCTATGTGATCCGGTAAATGAGTAGGCAACTCATTATTATTCCAAGTACCAACAACTCCTTTAGGAGCTACAATTAAAGCACCATTAACTTTACCTTTGTCATAAAGCATAGCTAAATTATCAATTAATACTTTTGTTTTACCTGTACCCATTTCCATAAAATAAGCATAAGTTTCTTTATTCCATGACTTTTCTAATGCAGTCATTTGATGTGCATAAGGTTTTGTTTTAAATTTATAATTCATATTTTTTCTTCTTTCTAGTTGACAACATAACATTTATGACTATATTGTCAAGCATGAAAGAAAAAATAATTCGATACGAAGATCTGAAAAAACCTACTAAACAATCTATTGTTTATGTAATTCAAGAAATTGCAGGAACAAAAGAAGGTAGGCCTAAAATAAATATTATGGGTGCAACTGAATATGGAAAATTTAAATTTCTATTACCAGAACTTTCCCAAATAATATTTTCTCCTGGGCCATTAATCTTTAAATTAAGAAAAGAATTAAAAGATTATAAAACAACAGATCATTTGTTATTAACAGGCGATCCCGCAATTATTGGAGTAGCGTGTTCAATTGTATCGGATATAACCAACGGTAAATACAATTTATTAAAATGGGATAAACAAGAGAGAAAATATTATTCTATTGAAATTAACTTATATGAAAGAGGAAAGATAGATGAGTAAAATAGACTTTGAGGCAGACCAAGAAAAAATGTTGGGTAAGACTGAACATATTCAGTCCTTAGCCGACCAAGTAGAAAAATTAAATATTTTAGATCAAGAAGTAGAAGTATTAGAAAAAAGTCTAAAACAAAAAAAGAAAAATTTTGAACATTTATCTGGAGAAGTAATTCCAACTATGATGGCTGAGATGGGTTTATCTCAACTTAAATTAATGGATGGTTCTTCAGTAGATGTTAAACCAAATTATAGCGCAAACATTACTATTGCTAATAGAGATGCTGCGTTTAACTGGCTTCGTACCAATGGACTAGGAGATATAATCAAAAACGAGATATCCGTATCTTTTGGTCGCAACGAAGATAACAAGGCAGCTGATTATGCTGCTCTTGCATCAGAGCGTGGGTATCAACCGACACAAAAGTTGAAGGTTGAGCCCATGACTCTCAAAGCGTTAGTCCGTGAACGTATTGAGGCAGGTAAAGAACTGCCGACGGAACTTTTCAACGTATTCGTTGGAAATAAAACAACAATAAAAAGGAAACAATAAACATGAACCAAGTAATAAAAAAAGAAGAAGCAGGAGCATTAGCTACAAATATGTTTGAAGCAGATGCAAATGCCGGCGTAGAAAATATGTCGCAAGAAGATCTTGCATTACCTTTTCTGAAGGTGTTAGGACAACTATCACCAGAAGTTAATAAGGCCCATGCAAAATATAAAGTAGGTGCTGAACCTGGTATGATATTTAATACAGTTAGCGGTCAATTTTTTGATGGCGCTAAAGGTGTTGAAATTATTCCTGTTCATTATCAAAGACAGTTAGTTGAATGGCAAGATAGGGGAGCCAGTACTGGTGCTCCAGTTGCAATTCACAACGCTGATAGTGATATCATGAGTAAAACAACTCGTGATAAATCTTATAAAGATAGATTACCTAATGGTAATTATATTGAAAACACAGCAAATCATTTTGTGCTTATGTTAGGAAAATCCCCTACAACAGCATTGATTTCTATGAGAGCTACTCAATTAAAAATTAGTAGAAAATGGAACTCAATGATGATGGGTATTAAACTACAAGGTAAAAATGGTATGTTTACGCCGCCAACATATAGCCACATTTACAAACTAAAAACTGTTCAGATGTCAA